ACCTGTCGGATGTCGGTCGGTTCGTTCACTCTGTTACTTCAACCCATGAGGTCGTGTCCTCGTCCCAGTAGTAGGACTTGCCGTCATCAGGCATGGGAGTAGGTGCCTCCCACTCAAAGTCATCGCCTAGCACCCATGAGTCGAAAGGACGCGATGGAGAAAATCTGTCACCAACCGGGTCGTAGACACAACCGATACTTGCGTAGTTCTCCCGCAGCGGTGTTCCCCCATCGGGCTGCCGATGTACGGAGTCCACATGAACACCGTTCAAGGTGTTGTACGAGGTCTGAATCCAAGTCCCGCCGAACCTAAGGTCATCGGCTAGGAACTCCTGCCCTCGGTATTCGTTATCGTCGTTAACAACCAACACTCTGATAACGACGTTGTTTTCGTCAATCTCTGCGAAATGTGCCATCAGCCAGTCATCCCTACGGCACCGGTACCCGAATGATGACTACGCCGGAGCCTCCGGCCAGCGTTGTGGAGATTTGACTACCAGAGCCACCGCCCGTATTCGCTGTCCCGGCTGTGCCTTCTGTTTGTGCCGTCCACCTACTGCCGTTGCCACCGCCACCACGACCCACGCCCTGCTGCTCTGTGGCGGATGTTCCGCCGGGGTTCCAAGATGAGCCGCCGCCACCGCCCGCGTATTCGATGGATGTCCCATCAAAATAGGTATTGGTCAATCCGGCGCCGCCAGAACCGCCTCTCAAGTATGTGGAGTAGCCACCCTCTGCGGCGATGGCGTCCGCTGTAGCACCGCCGCCACCACCACTGGCGGCGTAATTGCCGTAATACCCGTTGGACCCACCAGAACCGTGGTAGCCGTAACTGTCACCTACGTCGCCGTTCCGGCCATAGCCGCCGCCATAGGCGCCGTATCGGTATCCGCATCCACCACCTCCAGAGCCGCCTTTTGAAAGGCCGTGCTGACCGCTGCTAGCCACGTTGTTGGCTCCACCTCCACCGCTGTTGGACTGCCCTGTGAAGTCGGTGGCGCTTCCGGGGGTGTCACCAGATCCCCCTGCACCAATACCGATGTAGAACGCTCCCGTACTCGTGGTGAATCCAGTAATCAGTTGTACGCCACCGGCACCACCGCCAGCGGGTGCCTCCCCGTTCGCGCCACCTGAGATGGCTGGTGAGCCGCCCCCGCCAGCAATCATCAACACATCACAGGACAACTCATCAGGGTTGGCGTCGATGGTGAACGATCCCGAACCGGTGAACTTGAGAGAGAAATAGCCGGAGTATTCGGTGAGCGTTGGTGAACCCGTCGTGGAGTAGACGAAACCCCCACCGAACAGGCCGCCATTCAACCAAGTAGAGACAGCCGTAGACACCCACCCCTTTAGGGTGTCATGCCGCCCCCGCCAGTTGGATATGGCGGTAGACGGGTTGGTGCGGTCCTGACGGAACATTTGCTAGGCAGTAATCCGGTTTACGTACCCGTTGACCATGATGACGTTGGTGGTACCGGCGTAGGCCGTGATCGCAAGGCCGTTCTGCAACAGCAACCCCGGAATCACGAGGTACTTGCCGCTGACGCCTTCGATGGTCATGCTGCTTCTGCCATCAGGGTCGGTTGTCTCACCCCATTCGATGGTCAGCAGGACATCGCTGCCGCTGCTGTTGTTTGCGTACAGCCACACCTCGTCCAGATCCGAAGTCCCAGACACGGCGGTGTGGATTGCCGTGCCAGAACCACCAGTGGTTGAGGCGACTTTGATGTTCTTTCCGTTGGTGCTGCCCGAGAGCAGGACTTTGGAGTATGTTGCCATGTTCTACTTTCCTTAGTTGAAAACTGTGTTGTTCAGAATGAGTTGAGCATCATTAGTGGTGACCGAAATGGCAGGCGTTGTACCGCCCGATGACACGACTGGTGCCGTGCCCGTCACCGCCGTAACCCCAGACGTGATATCGGAAGTCAACGCCACCGTACCGGTGGCATCCGGGAACGTGATCGTCCTGTCCGCCGTGGCATTGACCGCAGCGATAAAGGTTTCATAAGCGTCAGCCGACGAACCCTCATAGATGAGCCTCTGATTAGAACCGCTCAGATACACGTCATCGGCAAACGTCGCCAGTTCCGTCACAGACAGGGTACCACCAACCGTGGTAGCCGATCCTGACGTAGACAGCGTGGGGGTTCCTGTGGCCCAATCTACAACGTCATCAAAGTTCTCGTTGACCTGCGCGGCGACAATAGGCGTCCCAGCCGTAAACGCATACGTCTTCGCCAAAGCGCCCATCTACCGCAACCTCCGAGTCCTATACATGCCAATAATCGAAGTTACTCCCCACTTGCCCCGCTTGGACACGGAGGGGAGAACCTGAAACCTCAAACTAATAGCCTGCGCTGTCCCAACTGTTGGCCATCTAGCGAACAAATACCGGTCCTGAGTGCCTTGCGCCTGCCATTCCGACGTGTCCCACACCCCGTATCCCGCGCCACTCGTGGGATCCGTATCCCACGTCGCTGGTGACCCGATCCCGACAATATCCTTGTAGTACCCCTCCCAGTATCCGCTCAGGTCATAGTCTTTGTAAACGTAGGTATGAACGCGGGTGTCATTGTCGGCCAGCAGAACTGTTCGAGTTTTCCCCCAACGCTTCGGGAATGTTGGCCGGTTGCCAATAAACCAGCCTGTCTGATAGTAGGAGTTGATCTCGTTGTAAGAGGCATCGTAGGTGTCCACATCTGCCGTCTGGTCGTCCACCTTGGAAATCCGGGTAAACGTGGCGACGCCAGTAATGGCCGACGTGGCAGCGATTCCCACGTGGGTGTCCCCGGATGGGCGGTACGCCAACAGCGACCGCGCGTTGATGTCGTGTCGGGTCCATGACCCGGTTGGCCCCAGAGATGGGTCCCATACAAACGTGTTGCGCCGATTATTCTGATTCGACTCGGACAGGCCGTCGTCTGACGCGTAGTCAACCGACACCCACAAGCGTTCATCGGACCACATCATGGACGGTGGGGTACCCAGCGTCAACGCTGGTTGCCCCACGTCGTAGGTCATGGCCGGTCTGATCCGCTCGAACACCCACGCCACTTCATCGTATGTCACGATGTAGATGCCGTCTTCTGCGTACCAGAAGAACACTCCTGCTGTTGCTGCTACAGGCTGCGTTCCCTCCCGGCATCCGGCGGTGCGGGTGATGTTGCGAACCTCAAACGAGTCCCTGCTGAACCCGTAGATGGCGTAGATGCTGTTCTGCTTGAATACGAGCAGCCGGTCGGCGTCGGGGATAATGGCCGTTATGTGGTCGCCGTCTTCACCGATGTCGATGTCGATGTAGTCGGTGGCTGTCCAGTTCTCTGCGTCGTTTACTGCTGAGAACCTGACACGGTTCTTGTGTGTGGTGCCTGACTCCAGCGTGTAGGCGACCCATACGAACTCTGCCCATGCTGTTGCGTAGCGGGCGCACGGGAAGTGTCCGGCTGACCCGTCCAAGTCGGGGGTAAGATACACCGGGTAATACGTTGGCAACTCATTCCGCCCGTGCCATCTAAGGGCCGCTCCCAGATTGTGAGGGGACGCCAACATGCTGCCGTTTACAATATACGTGTAACCGTTGAACGTCACGCCCGTAGCGGGCTGACTCCCTGAAAAGGCCAACGTCCCGGTGGTCTGGGCCATTGGACCCGCAAAGTCACCGGAAGCGTTCTCGTTCCAATACATCTCCGTAGTGGAGGGAGCCGTTGACGGGTTGACGCTGGCAAGAATCTGATTCTGCCCGCTCTCATAGTGGGTAAACAAAGAAATGATCTCGTCGGCCAGTGCCGTAGCATTCACCTTCGTTACGCCGTTACGGCGCCGCACCCCGCCACGCGGATCCACCTCCACGTTCAACATGGCCGGAGACTCATTCTCCCCAATGTTGAACTGGTCGGCACGCAGATTCAGGCCACCCCTGAAATCCGACTTCTCATCGTACCGGTAGGCATCCCCACCCTTGGCTACCTTCGTATCCGCCCGCAACGACATCTAAAGTTCCCACCGATAACGCAACCGGCCCGGCAGGAACGACTGTGACCACCACCGTGACGCCCTGACGCTGTTCAACAGTAGCGGCTGCGGGGCCGGAGAATCCTCAAAGCGTGCCCGCAAGTTGTCCAACTCCTGAATGAACTGTGAGTAATACTGCTGCCCCATCGCAGCGTCTTCCTGCTGCTGATACGACCGGTACAACACATACAATGTCAGCACGTTGTCGAACGGCACCGGCAAATCCGGTGTGTTCGCATCAGCAATCGCTGTACGGTACACGGCGGTGTTGCCGCCGAACTCCACCGGGTTACGGTAACCACGAATGGTTACCGTCTGCACCTCGCTGGGCGTTGGATACATGCGAACCGTTTGATTGGTCACAGCAGACGAAGCGGACACCCCCGCATTCCACGACGACCAATACCATGGTCTGCCCGTGGAGTTCGAGTCCAGCGGGTACATGATGTCAGCCGCGTCGTACCCAATGAACTCCATCACGTGGTTGTTAGTTTTCATCGCCGCTATCTCACGCAACCCGACGTTCGTCGGTGCGACAGCACCAGAGAACGTCACCCCGTCGTGGACGAAACTTAGGTTGGTCCCCACCTGCGCCAGCGTGTAATCTGACTGGTCGACAACGGTATTGAATGACAGTGCAACTTCGTAGAACGGCCACCGCTTCTCAGAATACACGATGATGTCGTAACCCTCACGGATGAACGTGTTCATCGTGGAGTCAGAGATGTCGTTGGTCGTTATTTGCACCACGTCACGAACGTGGTCACGCATTGCGCTAAGTTGCACGAAACGGCCTTACGTTGTGTGGAAAACGCAGGAGTCTGTGTCACCAACCGGGCGCCCCTTGCAGGGGTTCCCGCTCTTAGTGGTAGCAACACAGATTGAAGAAGGCGCCGCTACAGGAGGTTCATGGGTGGGGGTGGGGTTCACGCGTTGCACACGCCTGCCCTGCCCAATGGGGGGGCTTGCAGGGTTGAGCGTCTTATAGTTTCCCGCAGGTTCACCTGCGGGGCGCTGACCCTGTTTGTATGCGTATGCGAAACCCCGTGCCATGATACCTCCCGTAGCAGCAGCCGACTAGCCGTTGGTGATGCCGTGCAAACGTCCCTGACGGGCGCGGTTGCTGACGGTCAACTGGCCATAGCAAAGCAACTGTGAGAACACAGCATCCTGATTCGTTGGACGCACGAACGGCGTCGGCTTGAACCAGACATCACTATGGGCTACCAACTGGAGGTACTTCGTGTTGAGGAAGTACATTTCGTTGGCAGGGCACGAATCATCAAACGTGATGGGTGCACCCTTGAACAGCAGGTTCTGGAACCCGCCATCAGCCATGTCGGTATCCGTGTAACGGATCTGGTCAACCAGCAATGCCTCATAGGCTTCGTAACTCTGCCTACGACCCATGATGATTGTCGGCTGGTCGTTACCAACCGAAATGGTGTTGTACATGGAAGCCATGCCAGCCTGCGTAAGCACGCCGCCAAGGTTGGTCTGGGTTGGTCCCCAGAACGAGTTGCCAGCAGCGCCGGGGTTGATACCACCCACAGTGCTTCCAGAAACAAGGCTCTGAATGCCCTCCCAATCCTTGCCACCATTGCCTGCGCCATCAGCCCAGAACATGGTGTTCATGTTTTCGATAACGGACTCCTGCGTCTGGAAAATCTTGCCTTCCAGCAGATCAATGATCTGTGCCTCACCGTTATTCTTGGCTTCCTCAATACCGCTGATGGTAACGGTGGCAGCGTACTGACCCCACGAATACTCAGCAGCCGAAATGCCTGTCTGAGCCGTAATGTCAATAGTGTCCGTACCACTGTATGAACCAGCAGTTGAGTTTGTCCCATAAATGATTGGGACTACGATATTCGCACCACCCGAGATACGCCGAATCGTCTGACCATTCGTCAGGGCATAGAACAAAGGCCTAGCCGAGAAAATGTTATCAGTGAGTTTCGGGACGTAGTTCTTTAGGGTGGTAGACAGAATCTCGTCAAAATCGGCGTTACCCGCCATAATCTGTCACCTCTCTTTTGTCACGAAGCAAGTTCCCGCTTGGCGTTCTCAAACGCCTCCCGGATAGATGAAGCCTTTGCAGGCGCCGTACTACGCGCGGACCCGGCTTGCTTGGAACCCGAAGGTTCCACCAATGCGGCGCCGCGCTTAGCCTCTGTTCGCTCCTGTTCCTTCTCCAACTTTGCCGCCCGATCAGCAACGTCGCCGTAACGCATGTGCGTCAACGCCGCCTCTAAGTTACCGATCTTGTGTCGCAGCGCATGTTGGAAAAGATCCGAAGGATCAAAGGTTCCGTACTCTGTCTGCAAGTCTTCGACTTGCTTCTCCACTTCTTGCCGTCTATGCAAACGATCCTGAGCCGCCAGACGCGCTTCCAACTGGGCTATACGATTCGACGTAGGATCCGGCGTCTCTTCCCACGTGTCAGTCGCCCACTCGTCGGACGTATCCGACCGTGGCGATGACACCTGTTGTGGAGTTACCGGATTCACACCGAAAGCGTCTCCCAGCGCCAATAGTGTCCCCTCAGGATCTGACTCCAAAGAAGACACAATCGCTTCTGCTTGCTCTAACCGTTTACGTTCAGATGCCAACTCCTGCGTCTTACGGGTGTAATCCGACTGTCGCTGGTACCCATCCCGAAGTTCTTCCAGACTGACCTGTTCCTCCGACCCGTCCACCTTCACGGTGTACGCATCGCCGTCAGGTTCCTGTTGAACCTCCACCGAAGAATCCGGATTGTCCGCCAAAGCGGATTCCGTCACATCCTCGTCCATGTCTTCCTTCCTTGGAGTCCTCGCGGGTTGCTCCTATTTACACGGGACAACTGTCCCATTACAACGATGGCAGTTCCATACCCATCTGGCCTTGGAGTTGCGCCACCAGTTCCGGAGGAACCCCACCAGTGGGCGCGAAAGCGCCCAAGCCCGGAGGTCCACCCGGTTCAGGAATACCCATGCCGCCCTGCGGGGCACCCGGTGGGGCACCTTCTGGCGTCGGGGCCTGCTGCGGTTGCTGCATTATGAACTTGTCAGGATCCTTCACATCGAAGCCCTGTTGCAACACATAACGCGCCAACGCGGCGGGGTCGATGACCACACCGATCAAAGGCGCAACAGCGTTCATCAAGGACACGGCCTGCTGCTTGCGGATCGTGTCGTTTATCGGCTGCGTGGACCCACCCTCCACACTAAAGTCGTACTCCCCCGTGATGTCATCACGCGTGTACCGAACAAAGAGATCCTCACCAGACCGGGCCGATACCCTCGCCATCTGCTCACCAGTCATGAACTGTTGGATCAGTTGCAGGACCCGACGCGCAATGTGCGAAATGCCGATCTCAATGATCGCCAACTTGTCAGCAGCCCTAGCATTGCCCGCATCGGCGATAATGCTGGCTTCCGTCGCTGTGCGACGAATCTCCGGCATCTGGCCGCGCGAATACTCCGACACACCCGACACCGTGTTGATGTCGTTCTCCACGATCTCCGACATGTTGTACACCTCCGGAGACAGCGGGGTCTGCGGCATCGGCACAACAACCTCGTTCAACGACTTGTTCTCATCCACCACAGGAACGAGTCGGCCATCCTGATCGGACTCCAGCGCCTCACGGCCCTCCGGTCCAAACGACCTCTCATGGTACAGATACTTGCGGGCGTAACGCTTCCGCGCGTTCATCATCTGAGAACGAGTCTTGTCTAGTTCCAACTGCAACGACTCAATGGACTCCAAATCGCCCATCGGGTAGAAATAGTCCGGAATGTCATAGTTTCGCAGCATCACAAAGGGCTGCCCATACGCATACGGCATCGGGATCGGATCAACCAGAAAGTCATCACCCGTCATAGAGAACACGCTCATCGTGTTCTCCGACACGTCGTAGAACTCGAAGATTACAACACGGTCCTCTTCCCGCAGATACTCTTCCCGCTCCTGCCGCTCAGCAGTGTCATACATCGGAAACACCGTAGAATCAGCAGTCAACGCCTTCCGGGCCGCAGCCTTGTACCGCTTATCGCTCTTGGCATCCTCCAGCCGTCGTGTGATCCGCTGTGCAATCCACTTGGCATCCTCAATACAAGTCGCCTCAGGATCCACATACAAATCAAACGGACTGATCCTCTCCACGAAGGGCTGATCCTCAACGACCGTCATTGCCGTCTGCGGAATACTTGCTTCGATCTGCTCATCCGTTGGAAGCCCCGCCGCTAGGTCGGGGCGTTCCTCAGCGAACATGTCAGTCTCAACGACAGCCTCCCCGAACAGGCTCTCCCGCTCGGCATCGCCAAGCATCCGTTCCTGTTCCAGAAACTTCCACCCGACCTTTATCCAACCATGGCCGAAGATCAAGAAATCCTTGACAGCGCGACGGAAAGGCTTCTTGAAGTCGTGGTGACGCCACAGATAGTTGACCACAGCCTCAACGAACGCCGCCCGATCCTGATCTTCCGGCTTCGTCGGAGAAACCACCACCTTGGGGTGGTTGACCGACACCGACGGGGCTATCACGTTCACCGTGCTGAAAGCCAGATTCACGGCAATCATGTCTTCACGGCTCGCCGTGGTGCGCGGCCAATGCTTCCCACGATACAAGTCGTTCATGCGGCGCCAAAGGCTGTCATAGCCCATTTCGTCACGCCAGCGGGCAGAAGCACGCAGCCGACGTTGAGCGACCTCGAACTTCTCCGTCTTAGTTTTTCTTGCCACTAGAACATCGCCTTATCCGGCAACCGTTCAATGTTTCGACCCGCCGCCTTCGCTTCCATCGCCGCCTTCTGGCCGCGCTCTTCCCGGCTCAGATGCTGTTCTTCGGGAGGCAACTGGGATCGGAAACCCCGCCCAGTTGCGAACTTGACGCCAAGTAGTTTCTGACGGCGTTCCCATAGTTCATCCAGTTCAACGCGAGGCAGCGACCCACGCAGCCCCACCACATACTCGCAGAACTCCGTAAAGGACGCCTCCCGTGGGAGGACCGCCACCGTTACGGGCGCTTAGTATGGGGTGCAGCGTTGTGACCCGCGAGGTCGGGCTGCGGCTTGGAAGGCTCAACCTTACCTGCCGTGCCATGCTGATTGAATGGTGTCTCCCGGACGCTAACCTCTCCGTAGCCACCAGTCTGGTTGGCATACTTCGGGTCGCTGAACCGCTGCTTCGGCGAGTTCGGCTGTGCCGGTTCCCAAATCGGGTTGGCTACTACAGAATCGCCGCGTTCCATCACGTTGTTCCTACCAGCGGAACCATCAATGGTCTGTGTTCCGTTTGTATGAGAAACGAAGTTGGGCCTTGCCATCAGAAACCTCCTAGGTTTCATAAAGTGTCCTAAAAGGACGTATCAGACTGTCCCACGCATGGATTGGGACCCAATAATATGGTCGGGAGATTCCTCCGGTTTGACCATGCGGGCAAACCAATCGACCGTCCAGTAATCGTCCACCTTCGGTGCAAACTCGGGCATAAACGCGTACTGGCGCATCTCATTCGCCAACGCCAACGCCATCACACGGTCATCATGCGGGGAACCACTCATGGTTCCCCGCTCGTTACGAACATAAGTTCGCAACTCTGCGATGGTGTAGCGGTCGTGTATCGTCAACTCGCCAGAACGGAGCGCCATCCCCAAATCGTCAATCAGCAACGGCTTCGACGTGCGCGTCGTCTTCCACCCAAACTCCTGAGAAACCCTCGTAATGGACGTATTCAGCGTCCGCTTCCGAAACAGGTTCGGATGCCCCAGATGTCGCAACTGAACAATAGTCGTCAGACCATGGTTGTTTGATTCCACGCAAGTCAACGCATTGTTGTACCACAGCGCAAGGTTGTGTACCTCATTGGCCAGCGTATCTGGCGGGATGTGCCCGTGCCAAACAGCGACCTGTTCCCCCTCCCTCACATTCAGAACCTGAATGCAAGAATAGTCGCCGTGCAGCAACCCCTCGGCAGTGTCCACCCCAATACAGTACGCCTGCCTCGCAACGGGTTCACGCCAAACTGTTAGCATCAGTCCTGAACTCCACAGATCCGGCATAAGGCTGCCAAAGGTAGCCGCTCTGCCCTTCCTCTTGGTGCCGCTTCATGTCTTCCAACACATCCAGATCAAATACCGGGTTACCGGACTTTATGAACGCTTCTTCCGGAGTCGTCGGGTACTCCTGAGCCAACTGCCAAGGCAACATCGACTCTTTCTTCGACTGGTACCACGACTCATCCCGATCTTCTGTAGCAGACCACGGAAAGAACAT